GTGAGAAAAAGTTTTAGTAAAAAATATCCATTTGCAAATACAAAAATGGCGCAAAACAGAGAAGATTTAATTAATCAAATAAGACGTATGGCAAAATATTGGGAAAAAATGACAACATACAATCAAGATTTGCCGAGGTCAAGATTAAATAAAGAGCCTATGGAAAAACTAAAAAAATTTTTCAGGTCATATAAATCAAAAAAGATGATAGAGAATTGGTATGGTTGGCAAATGAAAAAACAACGTTAGAATTTTAAAATTATTTTGTTTAAAATTATAAATGTTATTGACACAACCAAATATGTTATCACCAATAAATACAACTTCTTGTGATTGCAAACTAAATTCAAATATATTTGATATGAAGAATGAAGATATTTTAAACAAAGATTTAGATGAAATTCTAAACAATAGTAGTGAAATGGTTTATGAAGCTTATTTTAATAAAAACAGGAATAAGATAGAAGATATTATTAATAAAGATAATATTAACAAGTCATTAGAAATGAAAAATTATTATTTTGTAAAAAAATGTTTTGAAAAATGCAAAGAGTGGAATATAGAATTTAAATATGATGACAGTTTGATTCATACAGCAATAAAAAATAAACATAAACTATTTTTTGAATGGACATTAGAAAGACTTGCAAATAAAGAAATTAAAGTAAATGACAGATTTGAGATAACAAGTGATTTAATAAATAAAAAAAATTTAGAAACAGTTTTTAAACTGAAAAAAATTGGTATAGATTTTACAATAGCTGATTTATTAAATATATCAGTTATAAACAATAGATTAGATATTATAGAATGGTTATATGAAAATAAAAATGATTTTAATTATACACACGAAACAATAGATAATGCTTCAAAACAAGGAAATTTAAATATTCTAGAATGGTTTTGGGGGATGTATAAACGGGATAATCTAGAATTTAAATATACAGAAATGTCAGTAAATAATGCTTCAAAAAAAGGTCATTTAAACATTATCAAATGGTTTTGGGAACGGAGGAATGAAATTCCATTTAAATATACAGAAACGGCAGTAGATAATGCGGCTCATCAACAAAATTTAGATATAATCCAGTGGTTTTTTGACAGATATAAAATGGATAATTTAAAATTTAAATACACATATATAGAAGATATTTCATCTTTTTATGACGAATATATGTATCAATTTGATACTAATCATTATGTATTAAAATGGTTTTGGAAAAATCGAAAAGAAATACCAGATGGTTTAAATGATTGAAAAATTTAAAAATGATTTTATAAAAAATAAAAAGAAAAACAAACTATATACAATATGGATGATTTATATGTAAAACATTCTAATTACATTGATTCATCTCTTGTAGATGAAATAAATGAGTGTGTTTCGAAAGGATTTTGTATTGATAAACTTTTTGGAATGAATATGTATTACAATTCTTATTCTAAAAAATATAAAGAATTTATTGAAAATATTTTTAAAAAAAAAGATATCTTTTTATTAAAAGAATTAAAAAGATGTAATTTTAAATTACCAAATAATAATCAAGGAAATGGATATATTAAAAAATATCAAGAATGTTTATTTGAAGATGAAATTGATTTTTTGAATAAATTTTATGAAGAAAATGATTTTAAAGATTTATTTTCACATCATATACATGCATACGTGTATGAATATGAAAAAGAAGAATGGAAACGTCAAAAAAGACGTATGGAATTAAATGGAAATAAATTGTTAAAACGTGTAGAAAAATCAAAAAAACAAAATATGAATATTGGAAAATTATGGAGTGTGGAAGAAGAAGATATTTTATGGTTGAATATTCAAAAAAAATCTATAGATGAAGTTGCTAAATTGCATAAAAGAACATCAAAAGAAATTAAATTAAAATTACAAAAAATAATTTTAGAAAAAATTTACAATGATGAACTTGATTGTAATGAAATAAAAAAACATATTAAATATGTTTTGGGAGATGAATTAAAAAAAGATGATTCAACAATAAATGGAGAATTTTACAATGAATTAATTAAAAATATGAATGAGATTTTATAATAAAATATCAAGAAAAGTTTCTTGATATTTTTATTTAAATAGAAAAAAAATGAATTTTTAAAATCATTAAAAATAAACAAAAAATGGAGACTTTACCAGAACAATTAATTGAATATGTATGCATTGATTATATAAATGATTTACCATTAGATAAGAAATATGAAAAATTATTAAAATGTAAAAAAAAATATGTTATAAATATGATTGAAAAAAAAACAAATATTTGTAAAAATGAATTATTAAAATGGATTCATAAGAAAAAAGGAAATTTAAATATTATAAAATGGTTTCTTTATAAAAAAAACAAGACTGTTTTAGAATATAACGGAACTGTGTTTTTAATTGCGTGTAAATATGGTTGTTTGGATATGATTAAATTGTTATGGAAAATAAGGAATGAATATCCATTATATGTGTTATATGAAGAAGATTATGGTAGAAGTTTGGAGGGTAGTGAATATGGAAATATGCTTGAAAGTCCATTGTATTATGCAAGTGTAAATGGGAAATTAAATGTGATAAAATGGTTATGGATACATAGGAATGAAATACAATTTAGATACAATGAATATACATTAAAAGGTGCGTGTAAAAATGGACATTTACACGTAGTTGAATGGTTTTGGAAAAGACGTGATGAAATACCATTAGCATATAATGGAAAAAATATAAAAGAATTAATATTTGAAGCATTAGAAGATGCATCTGCAGCAGGACATTTATCAGTGTTAGAATGGTTTTGGGAAAATCGCACTGAAATACAATTTAAACAAATTGAACTTCATAAAACTATAATTAATGGAAAAATCAATGTTATTAAATGGTTTTTTGAAAGAAAGAACTTTTTTGATTTAAGTAGATTTGGTTCATATAGTGTTTTAGAAGCTGTAAGAGAAGGATATTACAATATATTTGCATGGTATTGGGAAAACAAAAATGACATAGAACTATCTATAGATTTTAATAATAATTTTACATATAAAGAATCACAAGAATATCCAGAAAAATATTTTAAATGGATATTACAAATAGCGTGTATAAGTGGTAATGAAAAAATATTAAACCATTGTTTTGAAAAAAATATAGAATTTAAATTGAAATATAGTAATGTAATGTTTGATTATGCGATTGAATATAGAAATTTAAAAACAATTGAATATTTATGGAAACTAAAAAAAGAAATACCTTTTATAGAATACTATAATAAGAATTCTAAAAAAATACTTGAAAAAATGATACATTATGATAATGATAATTTTGACATTGACGACTGGTTTTGGGAAAGACGTAACGAAATATCATTAAATTATAGAAAAGATGTAATTAATCTAACAAATGAAATTTATAATTTCGATTCTATTAAATGGTTTTGGGAGCGACGCTATGAAATATCTATTTTTTCAATGAATAAAATAGATTTTGATTACTTGTGTGAAACCGCAGCTAGATATGGTCATTTAAATGTAATTGAATGGTTTTGGGAGCGACGCTATGAAATATCTATTTTTTCAATGAATAAAATAGATTTTGATTACTTGTGTGAAACCGCAGCTAGATATGGTCATTTAAATGTAATTGAATGGTTTTGGGAAAGGAGAAATGAAATACCATTTATTATAATTAATAAAACAAATTTTGATAATTTGGTTGATATAGCAGGTGTGGGTGGTCATTTAAATATAATTGAATGGTTTTGGAAAAGACGTAATGAAATACCATTTAAATATTCATCAAATGCAGTAGATTTATCTTGTAGATTTTCTTGTAATAGTATTAAAGATTGGTTTTGGGAAAAGCGAAAAGAAATAAAATTTAAATATACAAAAAACGCAATTGATTTAGCAAGTAAAAATGGAAATTTAGATACAATAAAATGGTTTTGGGCACGTCGTGATGAAATACCATTTAAATATACAAAAGAAGCTCCTAAATTAGCAAATAAATATGGAAATTCTAAAATATTAGAATGGTTTGTTAAAAATTGCAACGAGACTATTTATTAAAAATGTTATATGATTGTCTATATTGTGATGATTTTAAAAAGAATTTAAATAAAAAATCTAAAAGAATATTAATAAATCAATATACAATATGACAGGTAAAAATATTTATATTTTGAAATTGGACAATAAAAAATGGTATATTGGAACATCAAATGATGTTGAGAAAAGAATTAAAAAACACATTCAAGGTGATGGTAGTAAATGGACTGCTAAATATGCGCCTGTAAAACTTGTTAAATCATATAAAATAAAAGATTTGTATGAAGAAGATAAAATAACAATTAAATATATGGATAAATACGGAATTGATAACGTTCGTGGAGGAAGTTTTTGTAAGATGAATTTAACAGAAGCAGAAAAAAATGTTTTACGAAAAATGATCACAACACAAAATAATAAATGTTTTTCGTGCGGTAAATCAGGTCATTATGCAAAAGAATGTAATGTATTATATATTGATAATTCAGATGAAAGTGATACAAAATGTTATAGATGTAAAAGATACGGTCATTACAAACATCAATGTTATGCTAAAACAGATATTAATGGAAAATACTTGAATATGTAAAAATAATATTTCTTGATATTTTATTTTTTACTTTATAAAAAAATGAAAAAATAAAAAATATAAAAAAATTATATAATGGACAAGATGAATAATTTAAATACATATACTATTGATATGGTGAGTGATGAATATATTAAGAATGAAATAAAAAATATAAACCTTGATAGGTTATTAAATATATATAAAAAAACCAAAGGTAAAAATAAACAAATTAACGATGAAATTATAAAAAGAAGTCATTATACGAACACGGAAATATACAAAAGTAAAAAATATGTAAAATGGTTAATAAAAAAACTAAAAAATACAAATAAATACTTATATAAATATTTTATATATAGTGTTTTATATGGTGGTATGGACAACATTAAACAAATAGAATATATATGGAAAAATATGGATATGAGAGACGTATATTGGATAGAAATGAGAAAGTTTGTAATAGAATTAGCGGATAATCTTAATTTTGAAAGTTTGTATATATTATCATATATGAATATAGCAGATATAGATGATATTTTTGAACATTTAGAGTATTATTTAGATATGATAAATAACGGAGATATTTTACACGATGATAAATTTGCAATAAAATTATATCAAGAATTTTCGAATAATAAAAGTGATGATGAATAATATTAACATAAATTAAAGAAATTATAAAATATCAAGAAGAATATTTCTTGATATTTTATTTTTTACTTTATAAAAAAATGAAAAAATAATAATTTATAATCAATTATAAAAAATGATAACAGAAGTATCAAATACAGAATCAATTGGTATTTATACAGAGAAAGTTATATGTGAGATTTTTGGTATAAAATATAATCTGTCTCTTAT